GTTTCATCATATTTGTATCCAATGTAACGGAATACTTCGTGGCTATTAAAAGGCATAATTTTTTTACAAGTTTCCTTAATATCCTTTCTACAAATAGGGCATGTTGGTTTCTCTTTATTGCCTTTACACCAACCAATCAAACATTTTTTATGGAATTTATGTTTACATTTGGTAGTGACATTTCCAGATACAATTCTGTCTAAACAAATAGAGCAGGTTTTGTCTAAAACGCTTTCACATTTCCCGGTTTTCTTATTTTTGCGGGTTCCATTTTTACAACGATTACGTTTTTGCGTTGACATTATATAGTATAATATTATATTTTGTTTATTACGCCGACCGAAAAGAAAATGAGACAAACTAAATTATTATATTTTCACAAATAATCATTTAGAGACCAGACTTATAAATATATATACTTAGTTAAAATGAGCCGTTCTAATGCTGCTGCTATACGTCGTCGTGTAGGCGCTGTTTCTACAACGTCTCCTGTTCCTACTAATTCTACTACTACTAATCAAGTTGTAAATGCCGAACCAGCAAAGAAGTTAACACTTCAAGAAGTTATTTCTGTGTTTGATACTCGTATTACTGCATTAGAAACTGAAATTAAATCATCTAATGGTAGCATATCAAGCAAAGGATTAAGTAATATTGATGAGAATAGTGAGATTGTCGGTGTATTAGATGAGTTCAATCACCGTTTTGAAATGATTGCAAATGAAATGTCTGAATTAAAAAATACTCTACTTAAACTACAAACATATACAATGGATGTAAATAAAATGCTTTTAGGTGAGCGTGTTCAAGTCTTATCTGAGTTAGGATCTAATGTGAATATGACATCTGATGATGTAGATATTAACAGTGTATTTAGTTTAACATCTAATGGAAATACAACGGTTACTAATGAGCCAAGTTCTCCAACCAGCGTTGATATGCGAAAAGAGGTGTCAAATGAATCCACTGAATAACTTATTATGATAATAAAATTATATAAATATGATATAATAATCTATATAATTACTACTATGGCGACCAATAATCCAAGTAAATTTATGCAAAATATAGCAATATTACAACAGCAATATTATTCGGAAAATCAAAAAAATCTTTTTGTAAAAAAACAGCAAAAACATGATTGTGCCACTTCAATTACCAAGTCTATTGGTTTAGATGAATTACTATCTCAATCAATAGTTGCATTTGATGGGTTTAAAATATTTGTAGATTACACTATATTAAAAACCTTCATGTGTCCTGCAAATTATGTTGTGGTTGTGGATTATTTAATGAATATGATTAATACAATAGTTAGAACGAATGGTAAATTCCATTTGCATGTTAATTTAAATAGTCTTACAATATCGGCAATTGAAAGATATAGAGAACTTATTATGTCTATTAGTAAAAGATGCATTGATAACGAATTAGAACAATATTTAGATGTTTTTCATATGCATAATTCTCCCAGTTTTTTAACATCAACATCTAATTTATTAGCACCATTTATGCCCGATACAGTAAGAAAAAAAATTAAATTTATTCATAAAAATGAAGTAAATGAGTTATTGCCAATTATATCAGAAAAAATTATTAAGTAAAATCTATATGTAGATTACGTGATATATCTAGATATAGAATTATGAGCATTGAGATTACCCTTAATAATTTCCAAGTTGCAGAATGTTTTACACATATTTTTCAACATGCACGCCTTTTTACTGACCATATAAATATCATGTTTGATAAAGAACGCATGTATGTACAATCAATGGACTCTACGCGTGTTTCTATTTTTGAAATATACCTTCCAGCTGAATGGTTTTGTAAATATGAACATATTGGCGACCAAACATATACATTAGGAATTAATTCTGCTATTTTATTTAAAGTATTGAATACACGGGATAAAAATCAAACATTAAATATAAAATATTCATCCGATAATGATGACAAATTATTCATTCATTTTAATAGCGATGATAAATCCATATTTGATAAAAGTTTTGAACTTCCATTAATTGAATTAGAAACGGATTTAATGGCTATTCCAGATATTGATAGTGATGCTGAGTTCTCCATTTCATCTGCAAACTTTGCAAATATTATTAATCAATTGAAGTTATTTGGAGAAACCATTGAAGTAAATTGTACCGAAGAAAAGATTGAATTGTTATCCATTAGTCAAGAATCTGGTAAAATGACAGTTGAAATAGATATTGACGAACTCACTTCATATTCTATAAATGAAGGTGAAACTATGAATTTATCATTTAGTTTAAATATTTTACATAATATTTGCCAATTCAATAAACTAACCAAAGAAATGGAATTACATCTTACTAATAATTATCCATTAAAACTTATTTATCATTTAAACCATAATAATGCCGAGGGAAAACTGATGTTTTACTTAGCACCCAAGATTGACGATAACTAAATACTACAATTGCGTTAGAATACAACACATAAAACAACATATTATGATATATTATAATATGGCGATTATTAGCAATTTCATACTATTTGGCATTGTCCTCATTATGTATCTACATATAATTCATCATTTGAAGACGAGTGAAGATTTAGAAATATATGAAATGGATTATACTAACAAATCTCATTTGCAAGAAGTATGTGATGTAAAACAACCGGTTTTATTTGAGTATAATTCAATTTCACCAGATTTTTATAAAGAAATTACAAATGAAAAACTGGAAATTACCAATATGCATGATATAAAAATTAAGGATATTAAGGATTATTATTCAGATGATTCAAGCACTACGGTTGATTATATTGTCCTTCCGTTACAAAGTGCAAACAAACTTTTAAAAAGTGATACACATTCTAGTTATTTCACTGAAAATAATCACGAATTTATTGAAGACGCCAATTTATACCAATACTTTCATGAAAATGATGAACTTATAAAACCCAATAATTCAGTTATTACCAAATATGATGTTATTATGGGTTCATCCAATACATATACTCCATTAAGATATCACACTGATTGTCGCCGTTTTATTTCTACAATGAATGGCAAGATTACTATTAAAATGACGCCATGGAAAAGCAATAAGTATTTATACCCAAATAATGACTATGAAAACTACGAGTTTACGTCACCTGTCAATGTATGGTCTCCACAGAAAAAATATAAAAACGAAATTAATAAAATGCAATTCTTGGAATTTGATATTATGCCTGGTTTTATGTTATATATACCGCCTTATTGGTGGTATAGCATTAAATTTACTGGTGGAGCGGATACTTTGGTTACTGGATTTACCTACAATACTGTTATGAATTGTCTAGCTAATCTTCCAAAATGGTGTTTATATTATATGCAACAAGACAATACTAAGACACGAATTGCCAAATCTATTCCAATTGAACCATCAGAAATTTCTATTGAAGACAATGAAGAAAGTAAGGATGAAATGCCTACTACCGATACAGACCAAAATATTTAGTCACTATTAAAAACTAAATATCTATACATTATCTAAATGAGTTCTGAAAATACGGATGAAACCTCTAATAGTACAAATAATATAGATGATCCAATTGAGAATACATTCACTGAAACAACGGATGATATCCCTCAAAATATTCAGGATGATACATCATCGGATACTGTTTTGCAAATATCTACGCCATCGCCGGCTAGTTCTCTTGAACCTGTAAATGACGACAATTCTACAATTGCTTCTGAACATTCAAATCATAAAACGCGATCATCTATGTTTGGAAACACATATAGCGAAGATAGTAAAGACTGGTTCTTGCAGCGCGAATATATAATGTTTAAGAATGAGTTGACTTCACAACGTAAGATAAATAATTTTATATTAAAAGAATGCAAGGAAAATAAACGTCTATTAGATTTGAAATATGATGATTTAACCAATACAGTTAATAATATCCAAACGTCTGTAATATTTGTTTCCACATTATCTGGCTTTTTACAAGCTACCAAATTACAGTTTGGAATTCCGATTGACATTATTGAGGTTATTTCTATTACTATTTCAACATATATTTCATTGATTTTATCCATTTCCAAATACTATAAATTGGACGAATTAAAGGAACAGATACAAAATTTAAGGGCCAAATACTCGTTATTACACAATAAGATTGAACATAGAATGGATGTTCTCGGACCCTGGAATAATAAACATCTATGGGAGTATAATAATGCCAGTGCTAAGTTAGCAGAATGGAGAGAGGTATTAAATGATATGAACGATCAATATAAAAATCTTATTGAAACTAAACAACAACTTACTACTGAATTTGAAATCATTATGGATACTATCTCACGCAACAAATATAATTATGTAAATGCGGATCGTAACTACAATAACCGCATGGAATTGTTTCAAACACAAAAGAAAGAGAGCGAACTTGAAAAACGAATAGTTGCCGAACAAAACAAGCATTCTAGGCATTTTAGACCAAGTATTATATTACAACATGAGGCTCTTGATAACTGGGATGATGATGATAGTGTTGTATGAAAATTGATATAGAACGATAATTTTATTCTATATCAATCGCTTACATATGTCAGAAAATGAGGAATTTTTTTATCTAGATAAGTGTAATATTGATTTACCAATCAAAACAAAAGCTATACCTATTTCCACAATTGAACCTACTAATGTTCTTACCGATTTACAAAAACGGGTTGAATCACTTGAACTGAAACTAAATGAAATATTACATTTGTTATCTGGACGTCAATTTATCCAACGATCTATGTCATTTGAATCCGAAAATAATGAATAGTTTCAATATTTGGTTTACACCCAAAGACAAACTACTATTTATCTACAAGAATTTCTTTCATAACATTTTTGATTATTTTATCTTCAAATTTTCGGTCTTCTTCTTTTCCACACCCACCTAATGCTGACTTGTAATATTGGAAGTAATTTTCATATTCATCGGTACCTATTTGGTCTACCTCTGGTTGGGAACTATCAAACCATGGTTTCAATTGTCTATAATTCTTGTTTGCTATATTCTTTACTGCTCTACGGAGTAAAGTCTTATCTGTATCTCCTTTCTCCCATGCATTATCATTCTTTATATACATTGTTTCCCGTTTCAAATCAGTACAATGCATGGGTCTTGTATGCATTTCCATACCTTTAATGCGTTCTACCATAACAGTGGATATCCCATCTACAAAGCCTATTTCTCCTGTTCTAATAAAATCTTCCATAGTTACCTCCACCGAATTAATAAATTCATTCATCGTAATAGCATCCTTACATGTTTCATTGAGAAACACATTAAGATTGAACTTATTAGTAGTATTATTAGTAGTATTATGGTTTGTTACACTACCTGCATTCTTAGCTAATTCAGTAATCTTTTCATTTTGATCTAATATATGTTTGTTCTGTTCTATTAGTTTGTTGTTCTGTTCTTGTTGTTGTTCAGCTAACTGCTTGGATTGTTCAGCCAATTGTTTTGCTTGTTCAACCATCAAATCTTTGAAATCCTGGTTTTGTTTCAATAGTTCAATTACAATAGTTGTATCCATATGTGGATTGTGTTTATTTCCAGGTGGATTATTATATTGTATATTTTCATCTGTACATGCCTTTATATGACGATAATAACTTGAACTATGTTTATATACCTTACCACATTTGCATTCATGCACCCGCAATGTAGCATTCTCGCCGTTAATTATAGCATTATGTTTATTCGTAAGACAATGTTTTTTATAATCATTACTTTTACTACATGAATAGTCACAATGTTCGCAATAAAATATATGGGCGAGTTTTGACGATATTTTAGATAGCATTATATAACATAATATGCTATATTATTTCTCGTCTAAATCATTTGACACAAAATGTACTTATTTTTTATCAGTAACAAATTATTTCAATAAAATATTTTTTTACTGCATTCCAGTAACAACCCGTTTTTTTGATATTCTTTTTACAAAACTATTCTGGGGAAATCAAAATTGGACATTTATAAATGTCCATTTTTTCTGAGCGATGCCATTTCTTTTCTTAGACTTTTCAAGATATAGGAAATCCAATATACAAGATCCGGCGTTATTTGTCTACAACAATTTCTTTGAGAACATTCTTAATTATTTTATCTTCAAATTTTCGGTCTTCTTCTTTTCCACATCCTCCTAATGCTGACCTATAATATTGAAAGTAATTTTCGTATTCATCAGTTCCTATTTGGTCTACCTCTGGTTGGGAACTATCAAACCATGGTTTCAATTGTCT